CATCTTAGTCTTTCACCTCGTATGGGGTAAGAATAATTGTCCATCTTATAACAGAACCCTCTATTTATTTCGCCTATAAGTGATTTAGAAACTTTAAATTCTTTAGCTATTTCTTTGAATGTCTTTTCTCGCGCATAAAGTTCAACTATTATTTCATATGCTTTGTCCTCGCTTATCATAAAATAACTATTACTAATAACAAAACAACAACTATAACGACTTGCATTACTTCCTGTTCTCCAACTCTTTAAGCCGCTTATACCCCACAAGGAATCCACGAAAAGCCATAAAGTTTTCATCGATCTCAACAGAAGATCCAGACTCAAACTCCCCTGTCTTTTTATCAAACCTTAGAACATATGCCTTATCTACTGGTTTTCCTCTCATATCCTCTATGGCTTTGGCATAAGCAGAACATTGTAAATGGTAAGCTGAGTATATAGCCCCAGAAGTCTTAAAGTCTATAACACAGTATTCCCCATTGATTATAGCGGTAGCATCTACTGTACCTGCATATTTATAATCTCTGTGATAAACCTTCTCCTCAACAGTAAGCCATTCAACCTCATTAGATTTAACCCACTCCCTAAAAGCATTGATTGAGTTCTCTGCTTCTGTCCACTTGGTGGGCATATCGGGTATCTCGCCTCTCCCCAGCTTCCACAGGATTGCTTCTTCACACCACTTATGTACAGCCGTACCCACGTTCAAAGCTGATCCCGATGTTTTTCTAAAAGCCCCCCTTATACCCTTAGTCATTTCTGCTTCAGTCATTGAGGAGTTCTCTCCCAACAACTTATGAAAGTTCATAGCAAAGAACTTAGCCCCCTCGTTAGCAGCCCACGGCACTAAAGCAGGTTTAGCAATAGAGTCAAGAATGGTGGTTACGGAAGGAGCATACTTCCCCTCTACGGTATAGTAGTGCTTCTTCTCCTCGAAATTTAATTCAATTATCTCACCGTCATGGTATTCTATTTTCATTTAGAAGTCGAAATCCTCATCATGTGAAGGGGCGGGTTTACTATAACTTTGCGCTTTATCTCTCGGAGGCTGAAAATTTAACGCAATATATTTGTTGCCGTTTTTATCAATGTTTACCCAACCGGCTACTTCCCAGTGTTTACCGCCTATTAAACCATCGCCTTTAAGAGCAGGTTCAGATTCAGTTTTTTTGAATTTGTTTTTAAAAATACCTATTTTGTTATCTTGAGGTTCCCATGCCATTTTCTTTCTTTCCTCTTGTTGCTGTTGCGTTAATAAATCGTTGTGATGACTAGCCCCGCTAGCATCATCATATTCTCTCATCCATCCATCTTCATCCGAAGGTGCTGACATTATCCTACCCCTGCCCTGCTGTTTGCCTGTAGTGTTCTCCATACTTCAATCTTAGCCTCTGCGATTGTAAATAAATGTTTTAATCGTGTCTCTTCTTCAACAGAAATTTTAAGACCTTCCAAGACCTCATCGTAATCATCGTGAGCAGAAGCCCATGCTTTCTTGTATGAATCTGTTCCTTCTGGTGCTGCAAGCATCAGTGTAGAATGTTTAACCTTCTTATAGTCATCTAAATATTTCCTGTTAGCTGTAGCTTGAGCGAGTTTGGTAACGTTCTCCATCATCCAATGTAATGCTTTCTCTACTGTCTGCTCATCAGTCATAAAATTGGAACCTCATAAGGATGATACTCAGCAGATATTACTCCTGTCTTCATGGCTTTGTCAAGAGTTTGAAGAATAAAAAAGAATTGGCTGTCCATCAACTCTCGATTTCCTTGGTGCATTTCTCCATGACATTCAAAGCACAGGGGCATAGTGAATATATCTGAAGCCTTAATTCCTGCACCGCCAGACAGTGGTGATCCTCTCCCTTTTAAGTGGTGTGCTACCACGGTGTCATTCTTGATGTAACAGGCACAGCAAGGCAACTCAGAGACAAACTTGATATAGTCTTTGCTTTCCCATCTGGTATGCTTGGGTATGGTTCCACTTACATACATGTGTCCTTTCTCTTCCTTAGATTTCACAGGCATCCCCTGTACAAGCTAGTTCTTGACTTGATGTGGTATTGTCATCGCTTTCTTGAAAAGATTCCCAATTAATCTCTTTTGGTTTAGGAAACTTAGTATATTCAGATGCGGTTATTTCTTCGTAGGGAGCCTGTTGGTAAACGTGGTGGTCATCCGCTTTAGGTAAGAAGCTAACCCCACTAAGGATATCAAAATTCTTGTAACACCACGCTCCTACATCCAGCCATTCATCCTCTTCAACATAGATCGTTACTGAGGGTTTGTGTTCGCACCAATATAGTGCAAATTTCTTCCATGTCTCAAGGTGGGATATAGCATCTACCTTATCTTTTGTAATGGATTTGGGATGTGCCTTCACGGCAAAAGAGAACACCAGAGATTCTGAATTATAGGGATCTTCATCGTATGGAATTCCTGCTTCTATTAAAGCTGCGTTCAAGGGGTCTTTCTTGTCTTGTCTCACTCTGCGGATGTAGTGTTTCCCAAAGGAAGGGTGTAAACCACTCCCTGCTACTCCAGTTAATTGAGATACCGTCCCGGAAGGCTTAACACAGGTCACAGCTACAGACTGTGGTATCTTTAATTTCTTAGCCCACTGTAGATTAGTAGCTACCGCATGATCTTTCCACGCAGTAAGTTGTTCAGGAGAGGCATTTAGAGCCACAGGGCAGTCATAAACCCCAGTGAAACTAACTCCTAATAGTCTTTCTTCTTCAGCGTTCTTTCTCCAAATGGGTCTAACATACCTAAAGTTAGTTAGGGTAGATTGGAAAGTTCCCAGAATAGTAGCGTCAGCCACCTTGCGAGACACATCATCTATGGTGTCCGTAGGACGCAGTACGCACTCAGAAAGGTTGCACGTTTCTTGAGAAACTAAATTTATTTCTGAACAAGGATTACAGCCGAATTCTTGGGTGTTGTCCCTTCTCTCAGGAGCCATGTCTTGGACAGCTTTTCGATTGAATATTCCCCTTTCCCCGCTCTTTGATTCATACAGGGAAATCCACTCACGCATGAAGATACCGATGTCAGGCTTCTCCGTGTAGCACACAGAGTTATTAGCTAAGGCTCTCTGTCCGTTCTCCACCCACCACTGACCCATCTTAGCCCTCTGCATACGCTCGTCTGTGAGGTTGCTCAGGCTCAATTCGGCTGCTCTCCGCACTCCCCCTACTACCACAGCCTCCCCATTGAAGCACAGGAGATCATGGCACTCTAAGCTGTTTAGCTTCCGTCCAGAAGCATTTCTGAATATACGAATGTAGTTAGTGAATAACTTTTTTAGGGGTTCACTTCCACTTGCTCTTCCCCCAAAAACCTTAAGCCTAGCACCAGCAGGTCGAATACGGCTGTAATCTATCTTGGGTACTAGCCCTTGATACAATAGACTGACCAGTTCTCTGAGTGCAGAAGCCCACCCTATTTTAGAATCCCTTACAACTATTGTGGTATCTGTATCATGGAACTCATTCGCTATCTCTGGAAGTTTACCAATGTACTGTCTTTCCACAGAGAACCCAACTCCAGTACCACAGAGAAGGACGTACAGGTTTTCATCGAAAGCCCTGACGTGATCCACAGCAATATACGAGCAATTGTATCCTGCCATTTCATCACGATCTAATGCAATCCCTGCTGTCATTAAACTCCGCATAGAAGGCATGACATTCATCTGAAGAATTTCTTCCTCTAGGTGGTCAGGGAAATTAGGAAAACGTCCTTTCATAAACGAGACATACCTGCCCACGGTTTCTTCCCAAGACTCCCTGCGCTTGTGTTCGTCAAGATAACGAGCGTACCTTGATTTGTGAATAAATTCCTGATACTGATTCATCACTCTTCCTCATGCCTTTTCATAGCCATTACCATATCATTTTCATTAGATTCTATAAATTCTGAAACCTCTTTTATTCCTTTGTTTGATAAATGCTTTTCAATTAAGTTACATAGAGTCCACTTGTTGTTTAGATAATCACTATCAATTACCATTGCAAAAAGGAACCCTTCTAGCTTTGATGAAAATTCTTTTCTATTCAACTCCGCAATTCTTTCTTTTATCATATATCAATCCCCTCATAAGGGCGGTTTATAGAAATGTGGTTGGTGTGGTTGGATGTGGTTAGTCATACAAGGGGTATGCTCCGATAGGAGGAACGTTTATAGAGCCTCGGAGCCACAACTCTCACTACAGGGGAAATCAACCTGTTCCACCATAATTAAAATCTTCTTTGTTCACCTCTTCCTTTAGTTCTTTTTCATCATAATAAGACAATATAGCTACCATGTCGGCTAGATCATCAAAGTTTATTAACGCATACATTGTGGAATTACCCTTTTCTGTCATAACGACAACTGGGATTTGGTCTTCAGTTGAGCCTCTCTCTGCTTGAGAATACCAATCCTTTAGGTATTGAGGCAGCTTATTTCGATACTTGCACTCTATACCCATATGCGGATGATCTACATCGAGATCAGTTTTTCTATCTGAAACGCTTATCCTAGTACCTCCACATTTTTTTGCAACCCGCCGTTCAAATGCCTTCCAGTTTTTGTCCATCTTCCCCTCCATCTTCGTAGTCGTCTGGAATAATTGGATACGTTGATTGTTTAGCGGTTAAAAGATTCATAGATTCAAGATCCATCCACAGATCAATTGCACACTCTGCCATGTCCCAATGTCGCGCTTTTGAGATTTCAAACGAAACATCTGGGTCTTCTATATCTTCGTTGTAGTATCTTTGGAGAAGAATTACATTATCAACCCTATCTGTTAGTTCCCCTGCGCCTCTAATAGAGAATCTATCTATTTTATCCTTTATTGAGAAGGACTTGCGTGCATGAGCCACAAGAATAATATGGCACTCCAAATCCCTTGCTAGATCAGCTAACCTGCACACCACATCTTTTTGTGCGCTGTAGTCATCATTTTTAATTCCTGATATTGTCATAAGGGAATCAACCATAATGATATCTGTATGGTAATGGTGGATAGCATAACGAATCCCTGCTTCCAGTGTATCTAAATCCATCGAACCTTCTTTGTCAAAGAAGTAGAGTTTATCGTTGCTCCATCGGTTGAAATTCAATCCAAAATCTAATTCCGGTTTAACGACTCCAGAAGCCATGCGCCACATTCTTATTAACT